CGCATCGTGTTCAGCCGCTGCCGCCGCTTGTCCACATAGGGCCATTCGACCGGGAATGTCTTCGCAGAACTGGCTGCGACAAATACCCTCCCGGTCTCCTTCTCGACCTCGGCAATGGCGGCCGCCAACGCCGTCGTCAGATTCGTGTCGTAGGTCGCCACCGTCACGCCCATAAACGTTTTCAGCGTGCTTACGGTTGGATAGGTCATCAGTCTTCGTTCCAGTCCAGTTCGACAAAGAGCAGAATATCCACATCCTTGCTGGTGGTGTCTGCAATACAATTCACGCCCACCACCTGTCCCTTGGTAAATGTAACCTCACTCGGCCAAACCTGATATTCCGCAGCCGAATCCACTGTTACCGTCACGGTCGTGTCTGGCGTGCCGTCAATCGTCACCTGCAGGGTAAAATTTGAACCCGCCTCCGACCCCACCGCCATCGCCACAAGCCGCCCGCCCACCGGCATCGCAGGCAAGGCCGCATCACCCGCCGACCCCACATGGGCAATCGCGGTCGTGGCTGCGACCGCTGCCTCTAACGCTGCAAAATGCAACGCCACCACGCTACTCGGCCCTACTAAACTCGGCCAGTGTACCATTTCCTTGTCCTTTCGTTAATTTCTATTCAGGCTGCTCGCCTGGTGCGCAAGTTTACCTAAATGGTTGAATTGTACCCGTAGGCCACGTGGCCTTGCTGCATGTGCTGCGCATCAAAGCGCACGGTCGCCAACGCCGCCAACGCTGCCAGGTCTGTTGATTGAATCGCGTTAATCTCCAACGCGCGCCGCAGGCCTATCAACACCCCAAGCCGATGAATAAGCAACTGCGAACCCACTGTATTACTGCCCGACGTTGCGTTGATGAATCCGCCGCTGTCCGTGTTCTTCATCTCGTCCGAGACAATCAGTGGCCGACCATTCCAATACGCCACCAGGCCCGTTAGTAAGGCCGCCAACACACCTATCTTGTCCAGTGTCTGCAAGTCCGACAGCGCCAGGATTTTGTAATACGACCCCGGATCCACCACCACCACCTGGTTGCCCACATCGGTGCCAATAATCCCGCGCGGTCCCATTAATTTTGCCAGCGTCGTCACCGTCGTCGTCGCCAGCGTTGCCGTCGCCGTGCTGTCGCCTCCACTGTCATCCACGTGGGCAAAATGCCGCAATCCGTCCAGCTTCAAATAGCGACTGTTGCTCGCCACCGCCGCCCCGTAATAACTGATATTCGTGGTCGCAGTGGTCTCGTCGCCATTTATCAACACGTCATCCATGTACCCTGCCATATCCTCGCGCAGCTTTGTTGCCATCACGTCCGCCAGCATCAGCCCGGCATCCTCAAACATGACCCGCGACCCCAAGACAATCACGCCCATCTCATTGGCGTTAAACGTCTTTTTTGTTGTCGTCAACGGTCCCATGTTATACACCGAAGACGCCAGCGACAAACTCGCCTGATCCGCCAGCTCCGCCGTCTTCGTAGGCACAGGCCCACCTGTCACCACCGGGTAATCAAAGGGATTGCTCGGCATCTGAAAGGCTCGAAACAGGCCAAATATCTTGCTTTCGAGTCTGAAGTTATACCACGCGACCGACGACATCAGCGTTGGCACCAATTCATCACCTAACCCACTGATCGTTGATTGCATCGCCTCATCCGCCCGCAAGTTGGGCAAATACCGACGCCAGGCGTCCTGAGCCTCGCCGTCCACCAAATTAAACGGCAATGACCGCAAATTGGCCTCTGGCACCAACGCTTGCTCATCCTCCAGGCGATGTTGTTCTTTTACCAACCGGCCCATTTTATCGGCAATGGCCCGCATAAAACTTTCCTCGGCCTGGTAAAAACGATTGTTGACCTGCACACTATACACGCTGCGCATTTTGTGCAACAAACACAACCCCAACAGCGACACGTCATCATATTTCGACCGCACCTGAATATCTGCCGGTGTACCGCCCACCTGGTGATTCACCGGCAAACCTCGCAGCGGTGGCGACCCGCTCTCTCGAAACCGGTTGTAAACCGCGTCCGCGACCGCATCCACATCGAACATTGCCGGTGGTTGTGCCGTCGCCGGTGGCTGTGCCGTCGCCGGTGGCTGTGCCGTCGCCGGTGGTTGTGCCGTCGCCGGTGGTTGTGCCGTCGCCGGTGGCTGTGCGGCTGCATCTCCCGACACATCCACGGCCCGCAAATGATCGTTCTTTCCGTTACCCATAATCCAAATTCCTCTCACACTCTGATGTTCTTCACCTGCCAAACTTAAGGTTGTCGTACCTGGTGGCGATGCAACCATCTCCTGCGGGCATACGCTGCCTTCCACCAATGCCCACCGCGACACATAACCGTCCTGCCGCACCCGCAGTGTATTGGGTGTCGGCCACGCCCCACTCGACCAGGCCGCCCGACCCGACCGCACCAGGTCCAACGCATGATCGCCCAACTCGCCCCGCTCGACTTCCGCTACCGCGTATAAGCCATCTCCTCTCACCTGAAACTGATCGTTTAACAAACGCCCCACGCTCCCCACGCGCGACTCGTCCAAATTGTGATACACAAACAACTCTTTGCGATCAAATAAATGCAGCATAAAATCGCTCTGTTCGTCCCACCACGTATTGTACTTATCCCGCATCCGGAACGGGACGATCACTCCCCCGATCAACCGGCTCGTCTGGTCCACCATCCGCAGATAATACGGCATCCTCTTTATCCTCCTCTGGATACGGTCCCGCGTTGTATTCCATCGCGCGCACCTCGTCAACTGTAAACAACTTCAACAAGGAGCTGATTTTACGCTCCTCTTGCTCCCAGTCCGCATGTTCCCGACGCAGATCGTCAAACTGCACCGCCCACACGTCCCAACCCTGCCAGAACTGCATGGCGTCCGCGTTGATCTTACGCTCAGTCCGAATCAAGCGCCGCTGCGCCGACGCATAATAACGCCGCTCCGCTACCCGCGCGTGTGCCTCTGTTGAGGCATCACTAAGATACCCCAACGGCAAGTCCAGCGCATCCATAATCGCCTGACGGCTCAATAAACGCCCCTGCCGGAAATCCATCTCTCGATGCGCCAGTGTCTCGCCATGCCACACGGTCTTATTCGCCTCTGCCCGCAACAGCGCTGTTCTACGCTTACCCGCGTAACGCGCATTCAATTCTCGCTCCAAACGATCTCGCTCGGCATCCGTTGTCGCCGGGTCAATGACAAAGATACCCGCCGGTATTGACACGCCGTCACCAAAAAGATCAACATTCCACTCGGCCATCAGGCGATCACCCTCGCTATCCAGCAACACCGCCTCAATTGCGGGCATTCCGTAATATTGATTGAAGGGGTTCGGGCGTTTAAAATGCGTGACTTCTTCCGGCGTCAAATGATACACCTGACCGTTCACCCGATACTCGTACTCTGCCACGGTGCGATTCCGGCCCGGCACAATCCGCATCTTCGCAGGATTTAAATTAAACACCTCTGTCGGCACACCACCCGCTGCTGAAAACCAGTACCAATAGGCATTGCCTGCCAGATCGAAAAAGGTCAGATGCTCTTCCCAAAACTCCAGGTTATCCTGCTGGTCATTGGGTATGCCAAAGATACCCAGTAAGCGCAGAATCGCATGACTCGCATTCATTTTGGACAAATCGTCCTGACGCACTACCCCTAACCGCGCCACAGCCGCCACCTCTGCCAACCGCGCCACCCCGGTATAAACCCAGGGCGATAAGGCATACTGACGCAAATACGCCGCCACATTGGGCGCATTGCCCATGTACCGCTGTATCTCCTGATCTTGCCCCGGTCGCGCCCGCACCATGTCCAACACCTGACGCTGGACCGGTTGGTGCTGCCCGATTTCCAAATAATCCCGCAGCCGCGTTTTAACCCAATTCATCGCCCACTCGCTCCATTATTCGCCGGTCTCGCTCTAAACGCTGTTTCGCGCGCTCCTCTGGGTCATTCCCGACCATCAGACAATCAATGCTGCGTTCAAATCCCAGGACATACGCCAGCAGACTCAGGCAATCCACAAAGTCATCGTGTTCGCCACTGGGAAACACGCACAACTCGCTGATGAACAACTCGCGCTGATCTACGTCCTTGTCGACACATTCGGCCACACTCAAACGGCCCTGGCTCACCACGTCCTGCGGCAACAACGAACGCTCCTCTTTATCGCCTGGTACATACACCACGCGCACATTCCCGGTCGAACGCATGTCCTGGACCGCCAACAGTTCTAAAAAACGCTGCTCAAAACAAAACACGTCCTCCGGAAAACGGCGTTTCGTTTCTTCAATAAATTTCTTCACCACCGGCCAGTTCGCCTTAACACGTCCGCAGCGCTCAATATACAGACGCTCACCCGCCCGGCCACCGCGCAACCAGGCTGTGTAATCGCTCCGTTCTTTCTCGGTCGCAGCCAGATCAAACGCCCAAAACCACTGCTCGGCCACCCCACGCGCGTGTTTAATCAAGCGAATGTCCTCACGCTTAAATTCCGGCCTCACTGCGCCCAACGGGTCCTGCTGGTACAGCGAAAGAAAATACCGCTCGTTCAACGCGCGCATTTTCTCCAGCGCCTCCACTGGATACCACTCCGGCCACAGCGCTTCGCCCGGCTCACGTCCCAACGGATCGTCTTTCTCAGCCAGCGCAGGCAGCCGTAAAATTTGCCAGTCATCCAACTGCGACACGTTTTAACTCCTCCAATCGCCCCACCACATCGCGCGGCGACCAGCGGGTCATGGGAATCAGAATTGACCCACCTGGCAGCAGCCGCGTGCGCACTGCCGAAGCGTACCATTCAAACGTTTCGTCCAACACTTTCGGATTGCGTTCATCGCCCTCTTTTACCGGGTCATCCAGGATAATGACTTTTGCCCCCTCACCGGTCACGCCCCCACCCACACCCAATGAGCGAAACCCACCGCCCGCCGTTGTCCGCCAGTCATCCAACCGCCGCCGCTCCGGGTGCAGCATGGTCCCCGGAAACAAACGCCAATAATCCTGATTGCTGCTCAAAATTTCCCGCACGCGAAAGGCAAACTTGTTACTCAGTGTCGAGGTATGGGAAATATGGATTATGGGGTCTTTGGGAAAATGGCCCAAAAACCACGCGGGGAACAAAACCGAAAAGACCTCGCTCTTGCTGTGCCTGGGAGGTACCGAAATCGCGCAAAACTGCCCGCCCACATACACGACCTGTTCACAAATCTCAAAAAACAGCCGATGATGCCGCGCCACCTCAAAGCCCGGATTAATCATCTGCGCAAAACGCACCATCTGCCGCCGCGCAAGCTCGTCACCCAGGCGTCGCTGTGCCACCAAAGCCAGATCACGATTGTTCATAACGCGCATTCTGTGAGCCTTCAATCGGTTCTAAATAACGGATGGTCTTATGATATTTGCGAGCATGTTCAATCTCACTGCGAGTTGAATCACCAATATAGCCGCCAACATTCAATACCAAAATCTCGTCCGCCAATTCAATTTTGCGCTTGTGGAGTTCATCCAGTTGCGCTTTGATGCTGTCGATCTCTTCCTGAGATTTTTGCCAGTAGAGACCAGCGGTACGCATATCGCAACCAATGGTTAAAACGATATTGCCCGCCAGCGTTTCAGTGAAATTAGCTTGCTGATAAGCTTCACTGAAACGAGTAGAACCACATAGACATACAATACGCGGAATCATTTCACGATTGTTCACGCAGCCACCCTGTCACCCGATCCTCCAGCTCCTGTAACTCCACTGTCGATAGCCCCGCCAATACCTGATCGCCCTCGCCTAATTCCAGCGCCGTCGCCCGCAATAACTCAATCGCCCGAATCGCCGTGTTGCTGTCCTCACCCGCCAACTGTACCAGGCGCACATTCAGCCAATGATGCAGCTGCACCGGATTTTGCAACAACTGCCGCGCCTGCTCTTCAGTCATCATCCAGCCACCGCCTGCAACTCAGCCCAAATATGCGCTTTCGCATAGGGCTGCAACTCAGCCTCCGAAATGATTACCACCGCGCCAAAATCCGCCTGTACTGCCAGTTCCAGCGCATAGCCTCGCCGCTTGGCGTCGCGCTGCATCCGCGCCACCCGCTCCTCGCTCATCCGCTCAATCTGCACGTGATGCGCCAGGTACGTTACCACCCAAATCATGGTCACTGCACCGCTCCTCGTATTTCCTCGCTGAAATAATCCACACCCGGTGCATTGGGCAAACCCAAACCTGCCCGAATATTTTTCCACAGATTTTTATTTGTGGGGGTTCGCACCGCGCCGCGCAGGTCTTCAAGATTCTCGTCTGAAACGAACTCGCGCACGACCTCCCGCACAGGTAGCCCCAATGCGTCCAGGTATTCCACGTTGATCGTTGCATCATCGTCAATGGATGTCATTACGCCTAGCTCTGCCAGCTCACGTCGATAGCGATAGTACATACTGCGTGACACCAGGCCGAGCGGTGACTGATACGCTGCACTGCCATACTTGCGATGCATCTGCAGCACATACATTGCCTGCGCCACACGCTCACCAAAGGCATCGCGCAACCTGCGCTCGAGCAGCTCCTCAGTACCGTAGCCCTCCGCACCGGCCAGGCCCAGCTTGTCCCAGAAGTAACTCATCACGTACACCGCACGCACCGGCTGCACCAGCTCACCCACTGTGCGGTCACACCCAAACCACCGCTCGGCCATATAGCGCACGCTCTCACGGTAATTGCTCACCTCGTAACGCAGCACACCGCCCCGCAGTTCGCCCAGTTCCTTTGACTTGTTGTAGAACTTAACCCACCGCCCCCGTGTGCCCGATGTCTTCCAGACCACACCCTCGCTCATGTCGTAGGGATGACGCGACCAGTTGCTAATCCGCAGCTGTGCCAGCACAGACATATACGCAGACAGAAACTCGCCGACATCCCACATCCAGGTATAATCCACACGCTGGCAGCGCCACTCGCGCACATCAAAACCAGCGGAAACAAAAACGCGGGCTGTCTCGCTTGCGCGATTCAACGCCGCTTCGATCTCCGACCCGGAGGGGTTTACCAGCAACGAACACTCCGCCAGCTTTGCGACACTGAACTCCAACTTGAGCAAGCCCGCATCGCCCATCTGCTCTGGCAGCTCCTCGCTTTGCTCGTCCTCCAACAACGAGCGCGACTCATTGCCCAGTGCGTTGCGCCAGTACGTTACACGCGGCGCATACTGTCCCTCTTTGGGATTGCGCCACAAGCGCACGATCTTAACGCGATCATCAAAACGTGTTGTGACCGCACCTCCATCAAATAACTGATCGGGCAATGCGTCCACCTGACGGAAACAACTAATAGTGTCAATCATTGCGAATGTCCCTCACCGGGCGTTTTTCGCGGTGGGTTGCTCAATCGGCGCCGAACTCAAAACACCACACGCGATACCGCCCTGCGATCGCACTACGCCCCCGTTCCGCGCTCCCCGCGGGGGCCGCGCCGCGTAAAACACTGGCGCGAAGTAGCGAACGTGAAGCTCTCAGGTCTCATCCACCCCGCCTATGCCATGTGTGAGAAACTCCTCCATCCCGGTCCGCGTTGCCAGCGGGCTGACTGGTTTACCGAGGTACGTTTGCAGCAACAGCATTACCAACTGATCGTACTTCGCCTGCGCGTCCTGGTTGGTTTGCTCGATAAGCTCCTGCTGTGAAATGTTCCGCCGCCACAACAACCAAAGCAGCGCCAACAACACACCCGATGTACCAACCGTGTTCAACAGTTCCGACCAGTTGAGGAAGTCCACCAGCGACGGATCACCTACCTGTGCCGAATTCACCGACGCCGCTTCCGCCGCTGCCACGTGCTGCACCTGGATGATATGCGGAATGTCTACCAATGCGGAAAAAAGAACAACTACCACCAAAAGCAGAAAAACACGTTTCACCTGACACCTCCACGAAATTGTGGTTTTCTAATATGGGTCTGCGCTATGTGTTTTCAACACATGCCGCTTGACCCGCGACTAGAATAATTTCGATTGCGGTTTGGGGTTTTGTGTCACCCGTAGGAAAATTCCCTTAGTAATACTCATGGGGAATTGGGTGTTTCACGCACAACTATGTATGAAGAAAGAATAAGCTAGTGGTTATAAGTGAAGTTATCACAGAGTAAAAAACAATGCTTTCTTCAGCAATCGAACGATCTACTTATTACTATACAGACTAATTATTTCCTTGTCATGTTACAAAACCCAAACAAAAACCAAAAACCGGGGCTGCTGCCCCGATCCCCGCTCGCGCAAGCGCTCGGCTCTCGCCCACAACGATGCTACGCCCTAAGACAGTCTAACGTGGGATATAACGCCACGTCAGGAAACCAAAAAAAACGACGCTGCAAAAAAGCATCGCGTTGGTTTCACTTCGTGTATCCCGCGCCGGGGGCTTTGCCCCCCCGCTTCGCGGCGCCCCCCCCACCCTCTAAGGGGCCGTGTACCGTCCCCTGCCGGGAGCAACCCCCGGGGCTGCCGCCCCCCCGGTCGTCGCTTCGCTCCTCGCGGCTTCGCCGCGGGGTGC